GTAGAGATAGTTTATCCTAAAGATTTCCTTACAGTATCAGAGAAAATTAAGAAAGAAAACAAAAAACTCCCTAAAAGTCAGCAGAAATTCCTAAATCCGGACAACGGACGTATGGTAGGGTATTATAGAGCAAAGACTTTAGGTATTATTTAACTAAAAAACAAAGGTTATGGCATTCTTATTTTTTAATTTATGGTGGATTATTCCAGTAATAATCATTCTTTATATATCTCACTTGATATATAATACATTAGTTCATTTAGGACATACTAATAAGTACTCTTTTATACTTATTTCTATACCTTTGAGACTTATTATGAGTATATTTAAAGGTTTACTAGCATCCTTACTTGTTACTTTTTACGGATTTATTATTTTATGCTCTATATTAGTACCAGTACATCTAATGACTCACTGGTTATTTTTAAAGGATTTTGGTATATATGCTACTCTTATCATGATTTTCGCACCTTTCTTTTACTATTTTATTAAAATTTTCAAAGAAGAGCTTGAACTTTATAAGATATTACACATTTCCGAACGATAAAAAAGTTTTGAAACCAAAAAACCATAGCTCCACGAGAAGTAAAAAATTTTCTCTATAAACGAATATATATTCATATATTATGAAACGCATCACTAAAGAGGAATCGCAATTCCATATCCCTTTCGAGACCGGTACTATTAATTCCTCAGTACGCGTCCACGCTTTTGCTTTACATCCTCATGAAGATGGGTGGGAAAAGGTCCAGTACTATGGTGAATCCGTACTAGATAGACACGGCAATGTTCGGAAACCAGAATGGATATACATACTCGTTAATAGATTGATGCCCGGGACTATAAAGATAGGCATGACAACTACCTCGGTTAATCAAAGAGTCAAAGAGATTAATAGTGCAACCGGGGTAATCGATAAATGGTATCCGATCTTTACATATAAATGCGTTCATTCTCATGACCTAGAACAGGAAGTACACAAGTACCTAGAAGGTCAAGGTCATAGAATTAATCCTAATAGAGAAGGATTTGACCTAGATGTAAAGACTGCTATAGCCGTTATCAAGGATTTAGGTGAGAAGTATCAAACACCTCTATTAAAGAACACCTAATACTCTTTTATCTCCATAGCAGAGTCTTTCTCTCTCTGCATATCTATTCAAAGTAATAAGAATGATTAGTTAGATAAATACCTGCAAGGAGAGCTTAGATAATTAACTTAAATACTATTTATAATATATCAATATATAATTATGGCTACTATAGAAAATTCTGAACTCGATTTTTCCGAACTGGATGGAATGTCCGAATTAGAGTTAGATATATTTTTTAATGTTATGATTCAAGCGAATTCTGCTTTTAGAGAGTCATTAAATGATGAAGAATTTTTAAGTTCCTTAGATATAGAGCAGATATTGCTTCTTAAAGATAGATATTTAGAAATTTGCAAACTTTTTATTGATTGGGAACTACTTGATAATCTAGAAGATCCGATATTTATTTATGAAGCTTTAGAAAATTTTTTAAAAGATTCTAATTAAAAGTTGCTTTTCTGCTAAAAAACCCTTAACTTTTTGTTCATCAATTAACATAGCAAATAAAAAAAATGAAAATGATAACAATATTTGCACTTCAAGGATGTGATAAATGTAAAGAATTGATAAACAATTTAAAACAAGAGAGCATATCGTGTAATGTTGTATATAATGAAGGAAACGATTCATTATTTGATAGAATAGAATCTATAGTAAAAACTAATACCTACCCTATAGTAAGAATATCGAATAATAATTCGTATACTTATATAGTATATTTAGATAGTAAATCTTTTAATAAAAATATCATCAAATACAATAAAGTATACGATGTAATAAACTTAATAAAAAACAACATATGAGATACAAGCAGTTAGTTACACAAAAATTAGAGCGATTAGATAATGAATTAACAAATTTAGTATCTTTTATTTCCTATAGTAAAGATATTAGAGAGGTAAAAGAAAAAATATTTTTAATTAAAGAGAGTATAGGAGATATTCAAACCTTAATTAATACAGAGGGTGGTGAATGGAATTAAAATAAAAATAAAATAGTTATGAAATTTACAGCAGAACAATTACAGGAAAACTATAAAGTTTTTCAATCTAATATTTCAAATTATATATCTTCTCCTAGAAGAGAAATGTTAATAGAATTTTACCAAGAAAGAGAGGAAATATTAATATTAGCACCAGCGTCATCTAGAGAAGCATACCATAGCGCCTTCCCTGGAGGATATGTTGATCATGTTAATAGAGTAGTTAAAGCTTCTTTAGACCTATATGAGTTATGGAATTCTTATAGAGAAGTAGATACATTTACTAAAGAGGAGCTAGTATTTGCAGCTATTAATCATGATTTAGGTAAATTAGGCGTAGGTAATAAACCTAGTTATATTCCTAATGATTCAGAATGGCATGTTAAGAATCAGGGTCAGATATATAAAGCAAACTCTGAATTACCTTTTTTTACAGTTCCTGATAGGAGTTTGTTTGTTCTCCAGCAAGCAAGTATATCTTTTTCAGAGAATGAATACTTAGGTATTAAGCTACATGATGGATTATATGATGAGATGAATAAGCCTTATTTAATTTCCTTTAATGTAGAATCAAGATTAAGAACTTCTTTACCTTTAATATTACATCAAGCAGACTTCCTTGCTTCTAGAGTAGAATGGGAAGATCAATGGTTACATAAATTAGGTAAAAAACAAGAACCAAAAACTAACAACTATAAACCAAATACCGGATATTCTAAAGGTCCTTCTCAGCAAGCATATAAGCAGTTAGCTAATAAGAATCAAGGATTGATGGATGCATTTAAAAACATTTAAAAAATGGAAACTTTATTAAACATAGCATTATGGGTGCTAACAATTTTAGGTTATGTAATTTATAATTTATATTCTAAAAATGTTAAATTAGAACAGATGGTCGTAAACCGTGATCAAACTCTAAGAAATCTAAGTGATATTATAAATGAATCAGATAGAGCACTAAAAGAAGTAGACAGGCTAGGAGCATTTCAAAGTGATGATGAAATAGGATTCTTCTTTAATACAGTTAAAGCAATACAGGATACTTTAAATCAGTTTAGTAATAATAACTAATTATGATTATAGACGGCGAAGTATCACTCACTCAGAAAGGTACTGTAAGGAAAAGAAAACCTAAACAATCTATTCAGTATTTTACTCAAGAAACTGAAGATGCCATAGTAGAGTATCTTATAACGGAAAATGAATCTAAAAGAAATCAAATATATAACGATAAGATAGATTATGCTTTTCATAAATTAGCGGAAAATATAATTCATACTTTTAAATTCTATTATACTGAAGTTAATACCATAAACGAGCTCAAACACGAGGTCGTTTGTGTATTATTAGAGAAACTCTCTAAATATAAACAAGGTAAAGGTAAAGCATATTCATACTTTGGTACAATTGCAAAAAGATATCTTATAGTATACAATACTAATAATTACAAAAAACTTAAAGGTAAAGCTACATTATTAGAAGTTGACGAAGATAAGGAAATAACAAACGAGCTAATCAAGAATTATGATATAGATGTAGATCCTGAAGAGAATCAGTTAATAAATATATACGTTAATTATGTAGATAATAACCTCTTTAAATTGTTTCCCAAAGAAAAAGAAGCTAAAGTAGCTGATGCTATTATGGAATTATTTCGTAAGAGAGAAAATATAGATGTTCTTTCTAAGAAAGCAATATACATTTATATTAGAGAGATAACCGATACCTCTACTCCTGTTATTACAAAAGTAATAAAAATCCTTAAAGAAATATATATAAAAATTAATAACGAATACCAAGAGCACGGATATTATTCGGAAAATCTCTAATATAATATATTTATTTAAAAAGCATTATGGAATTCGATAAAGTAATCTTTGGAAATAAAACCTTCTCTTCCTTATTAGAAGATATCTATAAAAATAGTAAAAATAAAGAAAAACAGATCCGTGATATGATCATTCAGTTAAAAGATATGATCAACGAGCCTGGAGATGCTATTATGATGGTCCCCTTATTACAAGGGTATATGGAAGCAGGAATCAAAAATGATGAAGCATTAATTAAAATGGCAGGGATAGTTCAAAAAGCTATGAATGCTAATGCTAGTACATCTGATGATGGAAATTTTCTTACTGACAGGGATAAGGAATTATTATTTGAAGAAATAAAAAAAATAG